CCGCCGCCCCGCCCGCCACACCCGCCGTTACTGATACTGTCGGGCTGCTACCGCCCGTCAGCCCCGCGCCGCTGCCGGTCACGGTCCCGATATCCGTATACGCGAGCGTCCCATCATCCGTGCACCGGACGCCCCACGGGCCGCCAGCATCGCCCGTCACGTCCAGATTACCAACACCGCCAACATAGGCAAGCGCGGCGAGCGCCACCGCTACATCGACAGCAGTGGCGTCGTACGCTATCGCCGCCGTGGTGTTGCCCCCCATAGTCAGTGTGAACGTGCCGCCCGTCGGCGAGCCCGTCAACGTTATTTTGTAGAATGCACTCAGCGCACCGTATTCATGTAGCCCGCTCTGGGACCCAAGTTGGCCGAGGAGCCCTTCACACGTTACTACGAGCGTAACCGCCCCGCCAGCATCGTGCGTAAGTTCCCGTTTCCAAATACGGAACCGGTCTACTAGCGCACCCGTCGCGTCATACAGCCAGATGCAGTTATCGAACGCGAGGCTCCCGGATATCGCGTCTGTGAACGGATAGGTAAACGTCAACCTACTCGGTTCGTTGGCTGCCTGTTCCCATTTCCCGCTGCCCCAGAATGGCAATCGCGCGACCAGGTCATCCGAGGAATCCCGGAGTTCGAGCAAGTACAGGTCTGGTACGATTTCTGCCGTAGCTGCCGCCGCCCCGGCAACGCCGAAAATGTCGCTGCCCCACAGGTCTCGGCCCCACATCGTCGGCATATCACCATTCTCCCCGGTCCATTTGCTCCTCGATGAACCGCCGGATTTTCCGGCCACAGGATTTGCAATGTCGTCGCCGGCCTTGCCGCTTCACCCGCGCAGGATGACGCAGGAGGCGTTCCGCTTCAGCGGCGGTATCGTCATCTTCCATCCCTCCGAAAACAACAGGACGGCCCGGTTCCGCCCCGCTGGTGGGCTTATAGATAGGTTCTAGCATCGGTGATATATCCGTTCGTACTGTCATCCGTGTTTTTGATACTAACCATGCCGACGCGACAGTAAATTTGAGCCACGCCCATCGCGTCCGCCGAGGCGCTCGGCGCGGACGGCGAACCGGCTTCCGTGCCCGCAACAATTTCGACGTTCCCGTCTGCGTCAATTTGCACAAGGTCTATCCGGGGATTCGTGACGGGCGCGGATATCGCGGCGCTGTCCGTGGCTACAGTTAGGTAGACAGGAAACCCGTTGACGTATGCCGCGCCCGTGCCCATCGTAACGGCCATACTAACTGGCGTGGTGGCGATCACCGCGAGATTACTCGTGCCGTCGCTTGGTTGCACGCCGTCCGCGTCACCGCCCGCAAGCGCGTTCGTCAGCCGTTCAAGCGTCCGCAACCGGGTCTGTATCTGTGACACGATGCTGGCGAACACATTGGCCTGCACCGTGTCACCGATATAATGAGCTACGCGCGACGTGCCCTCCAGCCCCCGGTTTGCAAGCGCGGATATCGTGAACTCGTCCGTAGACCGCGACGCCACTTCAACGATTTCCGCGTTGATCGCTATTCGCATCGGAAATGAACTGCCGAACGACGCGCCCTCACCCGTCGCGACGTTGAACGTCAACGCCGTCGCGGTCATGTTCGCGGATAATGTGCTTTCCGCGTTGTTTTTTGCTACCAGCCAATCAGTGCCCATCTCATAAACTCCTTGCCCGATATGCGATTGTCAACGAACCTGCCACCAGCCCCGTCAGGCTACACGCATTTGCGCTGCCACCCGTCAACAACGGGAACTCCGCCGACGCACCCAGCCCGCTCATAGCGTTACCCCAAGACACTCCGCCATTCGTACTGAGTTCTACATATTGCCGTTCGCTATCAATCCGCAACCGGTCGTTTTGCGCGAGGTTGCCGCCCCAGTTCAACGTCTCGCTGCGCGTAGTGTTCACAAGCGCTACGCTCGTTACCGTCGTGCTGTCCGTGTTGATAATGGTCCACACCGGTTCCGTCGCGAGATTGCCCGCGACCACGCCCGCCGCCGGAACGTTGAACGTTTCCGGGGAACTGTCTACCGTCACGCTCTGACTCGTTGAGCTCGCGGCCACCCGATACCCGTCCGCACACAGAAAGTTGAATTGGCCGGATACGGCGCAGTTTCCTTGTGGCTGCAACATCACCTGACCGTTTAATACGGCGTACCAGGCCCAACCGTCAAAGGCGTCTATCGTCAACAGCTTTTCCCCGTTCGCGGGATTCATCACGGCCATGATCGCGTCGAGTTGGGTCAGTAACGTGGCCCTGCTGGTAGCCGTTACATACCAGTCAAGCGAGAATCGGATAGGCTCAAAATACGTGCCTTGCACCGCCGCGCCGGACCGCCCGCCATATGGCGTTACCTGTTGACGGATATCGGACATGATCTGCATGGGATGCCCCGTCACCGTTAGCCCATAGGAACCACCACTAAGGTCCGTGCTATTGTATGTCAACGAGTTTGACATGCCTCTACGCTCCCTGCATGATTGCCGTAGACAGCCCGCGATTCGACAACCGGACTTCCATCATGTCGCTTAGTTGCCGCACAAAATAGTCAGCCGTGCCACGGTCAGCGATGTTGATTGTGCCTATGTTCAACGTCCGGCCCCCGCCCCCGCCCGCACCGTCCGCTACCGCCTGTTTCATATCAGGGTAGGACATGATCCGTGTGCCGATGGGGAACGCCGCGACTTCCGGCCCCCGTTCGCCAACCATCGCCATTTGCCAATCACCGCCAACCGTACCGCCGCCACGATAACCTGGCAATCCAATAACACCGCCGAGCGCCTGACCACCAGCCTGTCCCGCCGCGAACGCGTTCGCGCCCGCGATTGCTTGGTCGATTGGTACACCCCACGCATTTGCCCAACCGAGCGACGCAGTCATCCAGTATTCCGCCGTTTTCCCCGCCTGCGCGAGGTCATAAAGCCTCATGGCGAGCCAGCCAGTTACATCCATTGCGCTCATTGTTGCAGTCGCGTAGTTGTACTGCGCATCTGTCACACCAATGACCGCCGCGCGATTATCATTGTAGAGACCCGTCAGATATCCAGTCCGTTCCGCCGCCGTCATCTGCGCCATGGCTACCTCGTCAATAGCTATCCCGTGTTCGCGGAGTATCTCGATAGTCCGCAGGTCCGCCGCGTCTCCCGCTTTTTGCGCCGCAGTCGCCTCGGCGGCGGCTCGATGCGCGTTTCGGATCTCGGCAATCCATTTGAGAATGAGCGTGGTAGCGCCCGCAATAGCAATCCCGACACCAACCGTGGATAACGCGAACGCCGCGAGTCCGCCACCGCCGACAATGCCCGAGGCTAGTCCCGCCGCCGCGCCAGTCCCGCCCAACAACCCCGTCAACGAATGGAATGCAACCAACAACGGCGACATGAGTTTCATCATCGTACCGAGGGCTAATGACAACGCGCCAAGCGGCCCGACGATAGCTACCACGGTTTTTACTAGCCCTTCATTTCGAGAAATCCAATCCGCGATAGATTTAATTGTGTTCAAGATCGCGGGAATGTACTGTGTCATCATTTGAGCAATGAGAGGTCCCGTCTGTATCATCACGCCCTGCGCCGCGTATTTCAGATCGTTCATTGTATCACCGAACTGGTCTGCTGCCGCCGCCCCCTCCTTCGTAAATACGATGCCGAGTTCATGCGCCCGCGCGCGCATTTGATCAAGGCCCGCAGCGCCGTTATCGAGCATACCGAGTAATTGCGTGCCGCTTTTACCAAACATCTGAACGGCCAACGCGCTCCGTTCTGATTCGCTTGACACACTCGCTAGCGCGCGCATCATTGTGAGCAACTGATTTTCTGGTGTTTGTCCTTTCAACGCATCAAGATTAATGCCTAGTTTTTGCGCCGCCTCGGCAAATCCCTTTGCCTCGATTTCTCCCGCAGACATGGCCTGCTCCAAAGACTTACCCGATGCAGCCGCTTCCTGCTGTTTCTGACTAGCTTTCGCAACCGCGTCGGCTCCTGCCTCCATCCCCACCTGCATTTTGCGAACTGCCGCTTCTACGGCATCGAGGGACGTGCCGCCCTGTTCTGCCGCGTACCTAAATTCGCTTAACGCAACCGTCCCCATGCCGGTCCGTTGCGACATATCGTAAATGGCGCTACCGGCATCTGACCAGTAATTAACCGTGCCGCCAAGCGCCCCGGTAATCGCGGCGCCCAACCCTATCATCGCGGTGCTGGTCGTGGAAATTAGCTGCTTGCTTTTTTCTAGTTCATTCGCAAGGTCTTTGCTATCGCCACCGATTCGCCATATCACGTCACCAGCGTCTACCGGCATTGTTCACCTCACTGTACTATTGATAGGACCGCGTAACTGTCCGCGAACCATCACCATGTTCTTGAATGACCGGCTTCATGTCTCGATGTTTGTCGAATCCTTTTCGTTCATCCGTCAAAAATCTGAATGCCAACCATATCTGAGGCCATGTCCATGTCTGGCCGAGCACAATAGGGTCCACGTGAAATGACCGCGACATCTGCAATCTCACAACCGTGAGGTCTTCGCCCCGGTATTCAATTGCGCGCGTTCGTTCAGCGCGCGAATCACTTCCATCTGCAACGTGGACGTAACTAAAAAAGGGTCAGTATATTGCATAAGCTTGTAAAACGCGCCCGCTAACTGAATCTCCGTTGAATTGGCGATCACTTCGGGAGTGAAGACCGCCGCGCTATATTCAGCCAGCGCCGCGTGCATCCGTAAGCGCCGGTCTTCCTGGACGCTTCGGCATTTCGCAAGCGTGCCGCACACGGTCTCGTTGAGTTCGTTCGCCCGCGCTTCATTCCGTTCATTATTTCGCGCAATAACGGTCCGCGTATAACACGCATCGAACCACGCGATCTGGTCCGTCAACGAGTCCACTTCGCGGGCGCGCGCAGCCCACGTCTCCGCTTTATTCGCGGGCAATAATGGCGTCTCGATTGCAATTCCATTCAACTCATACAAGAACACTGGCGCATTAGAGCGCAACACCGATTCAGGAATATCAAACATCGGAATCTCCTTTTCTGTCCTGCGTGTTTACGCCTGATACCAGTGCCGTTGACACGCCGCGCCCGTCGCACCCTTGTACGGACGAATCGTTACGGAAGTTTTCATCGGTTCCTTGATGCTGCCGGGTTCCGTAACCATTTCTACATCGCAGTTCGGATAGTAATCCAGCCGCCGTCCGTTGATCTCGACGCATACGGAACGCCGCGTATTCGTTGCGGTCCGGCTGCCAACGTGGCTGACCATGGACATATTCGAGTCCAACGTCAACAACGCCTCACTGGCGTCATAGCATATGAATGCTATCGAGTCGACGTACTCGTTGATGACTCCGCCATTCTCCGGTTCCATCGACAGGGGCGGATGAATGGTATAGTCGTTCCGCTTCTCGGACTGTTTTACCGCGCTATCATCGAGATCAGCATCGTCCGTGAATTGGCCAATACTCCCGATGGTCACCCAACTACCCCAACTCGCGACGTTACTGCCTTTTGCAGGGATTGTCGGATGCGCAGCTTCCGCCGCCGTCGCGATTGCGATTTTGTTTACTACACTCGTTTCAGCCATTTCTCGTCTCCTTAGTTATTCGTGAGCACACGAAACTTTGCTATGTGAACAGGCCACCCGGATTCTGGTTCAGGTGGTCCTTGGAACGCCGTAATGAGGTGAGCGCGAAACATGAACCGGCTGTTCTTTGTGCCGGTCGCGCCATGAAGTCTGTCGAAAAGCGCCGCGAACACCGCGCGCGCATCAGAATAGGATGCCGTACCACCGTAACATTTGAACGTGAACACGGTATCGAGCGCCGAGCCCGCCACATTGGCCGCGCTCTGGGTCTCCGGGTGAAAGATGATCGCCGCCACCGTGTTGTTCCAGGACTCTTTCGGCGGTTTGACAGGACACCAGACGCGCGTTGAACACAGCGTGTAGAGCGACGTGCTGGCAGTCACCAGCCAATCCCGGATCAATGTCACTTCATCTGTCATACTAATGCCCTATTCGCTTCTATCCGCCGCCGGGTTGCCTCCATAGCAATCTGATACGACGGTGCTAGAAACGGTTGCGCGGCCATTTTCGATGTGCCAAACTCAACGTATGCCCCGTATCCGGTTTCGGTTTTCACGGTCACCCAGTTCTCGCCGGAGTTCATTGCAATTGAACGCATCAGATTCCCGGTATCTACTGGAACCGGCGGGCTTTTTTTCGCCTCGTTCAACATTACCTCGCCGAGATATTTGAGGTCCAAAGCCGTGGCGCGCGCGATGATTGCCAGCGCCTCTTTTGTTTTGTCCCGTACCTCTGCGTATTTGTCTGCTGCCATGGTTGCCTACCCTGCCGATACCCCGGCAATGCACTGCACGTCGCAAAGAATACCAATCGTGCGCGTAATACGCGGTTCGCCAACAATCAGAAATTCAACTGCTGGTGAAAGCGCTGTGCCATTTTTATGTGTTAGCTTGAGCCGGTTACTCGCCGATATCGTTGTTTGCAATGCCAGCCGGATTTTGCCGTTCGTGATTTCCGCGCCCGTGCCTTCTGGTATTTCCCGGCTAGCGGCCTGTGTATACCGGCAGCGGACCGCCGTCGCGGCATATGTCCATGCGTTAGTTGGCTCAACGCCCGACGGCGTAGCCTGGGAACCTATCAGACACGTGTCCCGGAGGTTGCCTTGATACGCCATCACCACATCCTCCGCCGTTGCTGTAATATATGTTTCACGCGCGGATCAATATCTGCGTCCGTTACGCTCGTGTCATACGCTATAGCCGCTTGTGCTGCCCCCTCGAAACCGAGCCGGTTATACAAATGCTCAACGATCAGCGCCGTCGCGCGAATCAGCCCGTTGTCCGCCGCCATACCAGGCGCTTCTACGCCTCCGTACTGTGGCGATAGGCCCATCGCGCGTGCTACGATGTTGTAGGTAGTTTCATAACTATTGCCGACCTTGATGGAACTCCGCTCACCGTACTGACCGCTAGTAACCGTGTAGTACGTGCCATACGCGCAAGACACTTCCGTCGGCTCGTATACGCTGTCAATACCGCACGCCCGGATTTGCGTCTGAACTTCCGCCGCCGTGGCCGCGCCAGTCGTGCAATTCGCGAGCGTAATCTCGACCTGGTAGAACCCCGAACCGTTCACGGACAACACCAGAATGTTCGATGCAAGCGCCGTCAGGTTCGTGCTCGGCGTTGCGCGGCCCTGCGAATACCCTTGTGTCAACACTGGGAATGCGGGAAGCGAACAATAGCGGATCACATATTCGATTGCCGTGTCCACCAGACGGCTGACATACGTCGCGTTGTTCGTGCTGATTTCGGGGTTCTGTTGAACCAACGCGAGCACTTCGCTATTCGCACTCATACCGATTCTCCCATAGGCCGCTGAAATACGTAGGACAGAATATCCTCGCGTCCGCACGCACATTCCGCGTCATTCGTTTCAAGGCACCGGAACCCGTGCCAATCCATGAACATCTGGAATCCGGCGTCCGTGAAGTACATCCAATGCTCGTTGCGCTTGAGATGTTTCCATTCCTGCACCCGCGTGATGTCCCGGATGATCGGCATGGACACAAATACGTGTTGGTTGCCAATCCGATTAAGCACAGTTTCCGGTTGCGGGATATGCTCAAGCGAATCCCAGAACGTAAAACCCATCACGTCATCGAGACTGTCAACATACGGGTTGCGCAGTTTGCCGTTCTGCATGAGCCATTTAAGCGCGGACGGGTCCACATCGAATCCTATCGCGTTCCCGTGCGCACGAATAAACTCCGCGCCGCCCACGCCGATATCCAGAACCAACCCGCTCGTGTATTTCTGTACGAGCGCACACCGGGTCTCGTTTAGGCACTGGCCCACTTTCGTCAGCGCCATGTGCTGATGTTCCTCAAAATACCCGGATTGTTTGGCGTGATGTACCGGCAGAAACGCCGCGCCCTGTTCTGGAAACACCTGGAGCTCGACTTCACGCAGCGCGGCAACGTAGTTATTCATTGGCAGCCTCCGCCATATCGAGTTCCACGAATGCCATTTGGAACGGACGCGGCATAGGCAACTCTTCCGCGATGTTCCAATCGTTGTCCGCTACCACCACACCGCCGTCGTGCGTGAATACAAACCGCTCGCCGATCCGGCGTATTTGCTTTACCCACTCGAACTGGTTCAACAGTTTTCTGTCGCCCACTACCACGCCGCGCCGCGTGCCGTATATCAAAGTGCCGCCGTCTAGAATGGGTGAGTGAAGCCCCTCATCTGGTACGTTCGCTACCACCTCAAATCCGGTTTGTCCCGGCACAATCCGCATCACCCAGTGCCGCTTCATGGCCGCCGTGAGAATCCCGCCGTTATGGACAACAGCGGAATTGAAGTGCAGGGAGTCCGGCACGCAGTAGTCTCGCCCGGATATCACCCGGTCCCGCCACCGGTCTGTCCTATCAAACCACGGGCTTGGTTCACACAACCCGTTCGCGTGCGCCCACCATTCCCACACCGTCTCGCCTTGCTCGTTCACAAGCACGAACGCGTCGAGCCCCGCGCTGCATATCAGAATGTTCTCGTCAAACTGGACCGCCGCGTGCGGCCCGTAAATGAGCGGATGAAACATATCAACGAGACAGGCTTGACCGTCTCGCGTCCATCGCTGAAACCTGCCACGGCCTAGCAGAATCAGGTCATTGTTGTACTCGCCAATACTCAGAATCTTCCGAGCCCGGCTCGCGGGAGGCACGGGCGGGATAGCGTCATGGTATGTCACGCTGCCTATACCATCCCCTTCCACGCGGACCGCCTGGTCGAGCGGGTCCTGTAACACGGCCCACATGCTGGTCATTTGAGCGCCCCCCGCAGTTTGCCCACTATAGCCTCTGGCGTAGCGTCAGGCGAGCCAAACAAAATAGGATGATACAAGCCCTCGGCGAGCGTGTCCGGCGCAACCCAGGCCGTCTGGAACCGTTTATCAAACCCGTGGCTATGCCATATTGCCTCACGCATCCAGAACATCACCGTCGGCACTCGGAAATGAGTTGCCATAATCGGGAGGCCGCTGGGGAAACCAACGAATGCGCGACTCTGTTTTATCAGGGCGAGACAGTTCGCTACGTCAGTTTTCCCGGCGGCCTCCCAGTAGAATGCCGGGACCGCACCCGGCTTGTGGTCCGCGACGTAAATCGCCCGCGCAAAATCCATGTCCCATTCCGCCGCTAACATCACCGGCAGGCATCCGGTTTGTTCGCGGAGCAACCGGCCTAGCGCAATCCAATGGTCAGCGGTAAACGCGCCGCCGTTCCAGTTCGCGTTCGCGCCAATGCTCGACGCATAACAGCATACTAACGTTCCGCCAACTGCCTGCCGGATGCCGTCAGCGTTCGCCAAGGCTGTATCAGGTAACCGCACCTCATAATCCCAGTTCATCCGGTATTCCGGGAACGCATCCTCGATACGCACGCCCGATTCGAGCGGGCTGTTCGCGTCGATTAAGAAATCCGTGTTCGGCGGGATACCGGCATCGCGCCGAATCCATTCACGCTCAGCATAGGGTTTATGCCACTGCCAGCCGAACGCATATTTCGCGGGGTCCACCTGTACCACGTCATCAACGAACGGGAGCAACCGCAGGAACTCGATGCTGTAGGTGTGCCGCCAATCTACGTTGACGGCTACCGTTAGCCGTTCGATGTTATGCCGTTTACGGAACGACTCCAGGAACAGCGCGATCCAATGGATATCCCCGATGCCCGGCGGGATCGCGACGATCACGGCCTGCGACACGGAGGCCCGCGCCTGAAGTTCTGCAACCCGTTCCACAACGAGTCCCGGCTCGATGCGTTTATTGCACTCGTGGTCCATTTCGCCACAATGGCAGAACGGTTCCGGGGCTGCCCACGCACACCGGTTAAGGCCCATAACCGGGTCCAGGATAATGTCAGGTTTGGCGCAGCCGCCGAACACGCAGAGCGTTGGCGTTCGTATCGCGATGCCCAAAAGGAGAAAGAGGCTCGGATACGTAACTATCATGTCAGCCAACTGCGCCAAACCAAACACAGTAATCAAAGGAAGTTCGCCCTGTTCAAAACGAGTGTCGATACCGGTCACATCCGCCGTGAAAACCTCATTCCCATCACTGACATCAGCGAGTGAGATAACGTGGTACTGTCCCGCTACCGCGTCCACAGCCTCCTGGAAATGTTCGGGCGCGGGGTTCCGCGACTCGCACGGCCATGCCGCGCGAACGGCAGGCCGGTGTATGAGGCAAATCGGTTTGCCCTGAGTGTCGAGCGCATCGAGCACGCGCCGGGCCGCCACCAGCCACTCGCGCTTAACGGGGAACTCGAAAGCGTAAGCGTTGCCGACAGCCGCCCGGCACGCGGACGCTACGGTCCCGCGCGGGTCATGCCATTGTGTCCGCCACGTTCGCCGGTCAACCGGCTCCGGCGGTTCCGCTTCGAGCGCAATAGGACGCGCCTGCGGAATGTCCCAGTAGAGTTCCGGGCACGGCGTTAGCACATACACCCGCTCGTATTTCTCCGCCAGATGCCGGACGTAGGGCCGCTGGTGCAGGTTGTCGCCAATGCCCGCGTACCCCTGAACTTGGGCCGCCGGATACCTGCACGGCTGCGTCCGCGTACGGAATGAATCAAACGCGCCCAATAACCGCTGGTCATCAATCGCCTTCTGACAGTCGTGGTCTGGCCGGAGACACTCGCACGTCGGCGCAGGCGCTGCATAGGCGTGCAGGTCCAGCCCCATCTTGTCATCGAGAATGAAATCCGGGCCGATAAGCCCGCCCCAAACCGTGAACGTGGGACATCGGGCCGCGATGCCCGCCACCATGCCCAGCGTCGGCGTAGTGATCTGCATATCAGCCAGAGACAGCAACCCGAAGTACGCTTGCAGACTGAGTTCGCCGTGGTCAAAACACACATCGAAGCCGTGTACGTCGCCGTCAAACCACTCTTCGCCCTCAGCTATGTCTGCTACCGACACGAAGAAATACTGGTCTCGGTAGTGGCCCATCAGATTCTGGAAATAACAGGCCAACGGATTGCGCGCAGGACACGGCCATTCCGTTCGTAGAGTGGGCCGTCGGACCACGCAGATAGGCTTTTGGATCTGGATGTCCGCAAGATACTTTTTCGCTTCGGCAATCCACTCAGGCTTGATCGGCAGCGTCATCGCGTTGTCTGGCGAGTAGTCCGCGAACATCGCGTCGCGCCGTTCCTGATTGCCAGGTCCACCAGCCGTCAACACATAATAAGACGGTCTCGATACCGGAATGCCCGCCGGACGCGGGGTCCATGTTGACGTGGGATAGGCCGCCGAATGTTTGGTCTGGGTACGAAACGGATTGTCCATCGGCACGAATCGAAGTCCCGGAATGTCGTGATAAACAAACGGGCACGGCGTTTGAACATAAACTTCATCATACCGTTTCGTGAGCGCGCGGACCTTGGGCCGCTGTAGCAGATTGTCACCGAACCCTTGCATCCCTGACACAAATATGCGGGTCGGTTCACGCTGTTTGATTTGCGGCTGACCGCGCAATACTGCCCGCGACGTGCGAAGGGTCCGGCGCACCGCGCCAAGCGCCGCCGCCAGCCCGTTCAACGCCTGCCCCGGATTCAACAGCGAGACGGACGCGCTGCCGGATTCAAAATCCGTCCGTGTCAATCCCATGCCGTCGTTCGAGTCGTTGTAGTATGAAAACGCCACGTAGTCATACTGTGACGGCACCGTTTCTTGAAACGTGCTTTCTAACAACCCGCGCGACCAGACAGCCATTGTTGGCACGCGATAGGTTGATGCGATAACATTCCCCACTTCGCCTAGCGGTTCACATACAACCGCAACATCGCATGGTTCTCGGTCCCCTGACCGAAACCGAGCAACGTTACGCGACCGCGCCTCATGGCCCGCAGCGCGAACGCCACGGGCCACGAGGTCCACGGTCGGTGAACTAGTGTCGCCATACACGAGGAACAGAGCCACGTGTCAGCCCTCATTTCCTCGTCCGTTAGGTTACGATAATCCGAACGCCAGCACAGTCTTTGTAACTCGCAGCAACTTTGTCCCAGTTGGTTGTCGTGGCTACTGCCGCGTCCGTCGGGTTTGCCCCGCCGTTCCCGGTGTCCCACGCAAACCCCTTGACTTCGACCGTGTAGTCGAATTCAAATTGCGAACGCATCACTAATTGCTCATTGCCGGATATCAGTTGTGCAAATACCGTGTCCGCATAAGGGTCAACTACGGTAACGGCATCTGACACAAGGCCCAACACGTTATATGTGTCTGTCCCTGTGCCGTTCGCATCGAGCAATGCACTATTATCCGTCACTAGCACAGGCCGTCCTAACGACGCTGGGGTCCCGCCGTAGATCACTGCGTCCGCGATGTTCGTAATCTTGTCGGTAATGGCCTGCTTCACTAAGTCATAATACGGCTTAGAGTGCATAACCCAGCACACGACTTTGCTGGCGGCATCGCCCATTTTCTGGAGACCGGATGCGAGATGGCCATGAGTAAGTGTAGTGGTACTCTGGAGGTTGCCAGAATACGTGAGGTCCGCGCCGACGTGTTCGATAGCCGCCTCAACAGCTAACAGTGCCGCAGTGATTTGGTCGTTGAGCTTATCTTCCTGATATTCACGGCCCATTTTGACCGCGAACGCGCCCTCGTTCTCGCCAATCACTTTCAGCGCGCCGAGCGCGTTATCGACCGGCCCCCATTTCCGGTTACGTTTCACGCCGATAAACTCGCCTTGAGTTATCGACAATGCGGTCGCAGCCGCCGTAGCCGTCATGTCCCGGCGTGTCACCGGATTCGACACGCGCTTCCAGAACGCCTGTTTGCTATATTGTCCCAAAGACGCTTTGGAAATCAATCGGATAGCGCCTGACGATGCGCCGTTGAACAGACTCAGATTCGTGTCGAGAGATTCCAACATTCCGCCTTGGAATTCGTTCTCGTATACTTTCAAGTCGCCTAGTACCGTAGCTGCCATGATAATCCGCCTTTCTGTCTGGCGGAACTAGCAGATTAACCGGCGCGCGCCGCGTTCAGTTTTTTCTTGCTGTCCCGGTCCAGAATTTCGCGATACGAGGCGAGTCCATGCGTTTTGATGAACTCTGCCTTTTTCGTATCGTTGTCCAGGTCCGCAAGAGTAAGAGCGTTTCCGACTGCGCCCTTCGGCGGCGCTCCCGACGCGAGCCGCTCAGCTACCTGTTTTTCAACAAGCGCATTTACGACTCCCTGAAAAGATTCGAGCTTCGTGTTGATCTCCGTCAACTCGCCTGGAAGAGACATAAACAGGTCGCGGACTGCTGGCTCCATAACCTTCTGTTTATCGAGCAACTGGGTGATATGAATCTGCCGTTCCATCGTGGTGAGTTTCGCTTCGGCTTCCGCCGCGCGTTTTGCCATGAGTTCAGCATACTCTTTGTCTTTCCCATCCTCGATAAGCTTCGCTTCCTCGGCTTTCCGTTTCGTATCGGCCTTGATTCGTTCCTCGGCCTCCGCGAGTTCGCGCTGATGCCGTTTTTCAATCGCAGCCAAGCGCGTCGTAAAGGTGCTCTCGATCAACGACTGGATGCTGTCCGCGTGTTTCTCGCGAAACGCCTCAAACTCCGCCGCCGTTTTCTCATTCACGGGTTCAGTGGATCTCTTGTCAGGGCTTTTCTTTTCGTCTTTCTGTTCGGATGCAGATTTCTCTTGATCGGACATTTTGATTTCCTTTGCGTTTGACCGCCGCCGCGTATGGGCTATGTTGCCCTGACGGTAACGCCGCCGAGTCGCCGTTGATAGACCGTTCAACGATAAACGTGTGGGCGATAGGCCCTGACGGTTACGCCGCCGAGTCGCCCCATGCTCGCCATGGAGAAGCGGGCCTCACGCCGAGGCCACTTAACGGCAACACCCTAACACAGATTATCCGCATTGTCAAGCGCTTTCATTTTCGCCCTTACTAGCCGTGAGACAGGAATAATCTATCAGCGCATGGATAATCTCATGCCACAGCGTTTCCGTTTTGACCTGCGGATCAAGCCGAGTGCAGATAGAAATCTGTGCTGTATCATAATCAATACGCCCGTCCACCGGCCTAGCATCGCCATACGCGCCTGGCGATAACACAATGTCCTTTTCGAGAATACGGAAATCGTGCGGGCTAATGTGCACGCGCGGCTGGCAGGCGTACCCCTCTGCAATCCACGGATTGTCCCGCAACACGCCCAACACGCCCCGCGCCAGCACGTCAACAATCTTTTCTTCGTGCGTCATTCACTCGCTCCCGCTGCCGCCGCTTCTGCCAATTGCTGTGCGTCCCATTCCTCTTTTCGCTGTTCCGCATACTCGTCCATATCATCCCGAATATCCTCGAACTTAGTGTACGACACGCTGCACCGGCAATTGCTTGATACGCATCCGTTGACAATGTATAATGAGCTATCAGATTGGAGGTCATAGACATGCCCACAAAAGTGTCGCAGACGTGTGAACAGGATACGTGTCGTCGTTATCAAGCCGGAGAACGATTGCAGGATATCGCGGATGTGCTCGGAATTTCCAAACCCTGTATTGAAAATATTCTCCGGCGCAACAACATCCCCCGAAACAGGTGGCACCAACTCATGCCTATCGAGGATGTTGTCCGCAGATACTCTGCGGGTGAATCCGAATTGTCCCTCAGCAAAACTCTTGACGTATCCAGGTCTGTGATCCGCAGGATATTGCTGCAAACTCGCATCCCCATTCGCAGCGGTTCGGATGCTAACCGGTTGCGCTTCGCGCGCATGACGCCGCAGGAACGCCACGCCCTCGCGGCGAATGCCCACTCCGCCGTCCGTGGCTCCACGCAAAGCGAAGAGCATCGAATGAAGATCGCTAAAACGCGAGAAATGGAAACCATCGGAAGTGTCCCAATTGAAGATTATCTTGCTGAATGTTTGCGCGGTAACGGGATTGGCGTCATTCAACAAAAAGCCGTTGGGCGCTACAATATTGACATTGCCATTACAGAAAGCCGCATCGCCGTGGAGATATTCGGGGGAGGCTGGCACAACAGCGGAAGACATTTGCGGCGATATAGAAAGCGCTGTGATTACCTGCTCAATAGTGGGTGGCTGCCAGTTATTATCTGGATTGATGCTCGAAGATTCCCCTTGGGTGATGGGGCAATTCAATATCTCATCGGCCTCGATGAGGCTCTTCGCCGCGGCGAATCCATCAGGCGTCAAGAACATGTGATTCGGGGTAACGGAGATAACGCGCCCATCAAATAGGCCGATATCAACGATGTCGCCCTCATAGAATGCCTGCACGCCACATAATATGCCAGGAGCGATAACGCGCGTATCGCCCAAGACGCAGCTCGGATGTGCTGGCGACTGACTGTCCCCAGACGCGAACGCTTCGTCCACGTCTATCGCCCCTTGTTCCTCATTTCCCCGGCAAATGTCGCATACCCGTTCGTCATCGGTAGCGCGCCACGCCTTCCACTTGTCCTCCCGCGCGTGCGCCTCGACGCTGCGCGCTTCGCTCTGCGCGGTTGCCGTCTCGGTAACGGCAATGGTCTCCCGCCGGTCTTTCAGGAGCGACCGGTAGAACGTTTCAGCCATGGACTGGACTTCGGCATCGGTCCTGCTTGACCGTTCTAACTCCGCGACATATTTCAGATACTGAGCCTGCCGGTTAGAGTCCAAGCCCACGACCTGTTCGAGTTGGCGTGCAATAGCATACGGATGTTTACCGTCCGCCATGCCCTGGGCAATGGTCGCGGCCACGCTTTTGAGTTCCGTTTGGACCAGCCCGCGAATCAGCGTATCGGCTTGGATTCGCGCCGCGTCCGTAGCCATTTGCTGGGCTTTTCGCAGCGCTACAGGACTCGCGTCACCCGTGATCGCCGCACGATACTGGTCATACAGCGCCGCCTCAATATCCGCCCCGATGCCCTGCGTTGACGCCACAAGCGCGTCAATCCATTCGCTCATCTCGGCAACCTGCGCGCGGGCAAATTCAGCCGACAGCAGTTCTGCGGCCAACCCGCGAATCTCGTTGTCCGTCATTGCCTACCCCGCTGCCTCAGCCGGTCGTTGCCGTTCCACAATTCGCTGCATAGTCGAATCTTTTGTCAACGTGCCAATCGCCGCCTGGCCCAGCGTCATGATCGCTTTTTCCATGACCGGTCCCATGTTTTTCGCGGCCATGTCCATCATAGCCTGTTGTTCAACAGCTTGTTGTGTCGGCGTCTTGATAGCATTCAACTGCCGCTGCTCGTGCTCCGTGTTGAACGCTTCCAGTTCCGCCGCCGGGTCCTCAATACTATGCAACAACCGCAACCGCGTTCCGTGCGATACGATGTCCTGCAACGCGCCAATGGACTGCCACTCCTCGAGTTCGTTTACGGGTATCGAGAAACCAATGTTCATATCATAATCTACGATCTGCGGCAACCCCTGTTTCTCCTGCATCGCGTTGATCAAATCCACACGGCACTTCATGCACCGCTTGAGATACTGTATCATTGCGTTAGCTGTCTCGTTCATTGGCGTAAACATTAGTTTAAGCGCTATTCCGCTGGTCGCGCCGGTCGCGCCAGCGATGTTCGCCACGTCAGGAACTTCCATCATCAGATGAATAGCTTCCCTCGTTCGCTTGAGCCGTTCCGTGATTCGGGCAACGTCCGTCTGCCGTGTCAGGTAGAAAGCGTCCGCATCGCCCGCGCCAGATAACGGGAGCATCCGGCTCTTGTTGATGACGGATTCATGCTGTTTCACCCAGTCCGCGTCATACCCTTTGATCACAAGCATCGCGTCAACGATCTGACGGATGTCATCACCGCTGGCGCTGTCAATCGAATTCCATTCATCCGTCTGCGACCGCACCGCCGCGCTGATAAGCGACTCCCGCAGTTCGTTGACGCACCATTCCACAACCGGCACGCGGCCGTAGAAATGTTCTACGGGGTCCTTCGTCAACGTCCAGTTGTTCGGCGATTTCCCAGACGAAGAGTACTCCGCGATGATCGCATCCGTGTACACGGTCACGATATCAAGCGAGTCCGCGAGCGCCGCGCCCTGATGGATCGTCCCTGCCGGTATGGTCACCCGGCGGATCGCCGCCACCACATCCTCGTTGCTGTCATAGACCACCGCCCATTCGAGCGGGTCATAGTTCGCTATCTGTATCCCGCCCGCATCCGGGTCAAAATAATGGAGCTCAATTCCGCGCCCGTTTATCAGCACGTCCCGCAGGATGTCAACGTCGATGGCGTCAATCATAACCCGCCGCGCGATATCCGCGTAGACCTCGATGCCCAGTTTCGCCAGTTCGTCTTCTGCGTTGCGCGCAGTAACTTTATAAGGTTTTCGCGTCATCGCGCCGACATAGCGGTTCACTCCGTACCGAGGCCAGTTCGTGACGTTCTCGCTTTTTTTCGAGCCGTCCGCGTACCGTTCGTTCTTGCCGACAATCGTATGTTTACCAGAGTAGTAGCCCTGGCATTTCGCCATTTCACTGCGGACCATCACCTGCCGGTCCCACAGGTCCAGCGCTTGAGTTATCGAGAGTTCCATATCCGCCTCCTCAAAATCCTAACGCCGCGCGGTCCATACCCGCGAGATTCGGCTTGTTTCGCAGCAAGTCCGTCATTCCAATCACATACGAGTCTAACCGGTTTGGACTGGCCTCGTTAACCGCGCCCGTATAACTACACAGTTCCTCTTCGAGTTGCGCGAACGTTCCGATATGATGAATCCGGCGATGCTGGGCTTGGGCCGCGACGTATTCCGCCCTCACCATTTTCCCTTTGACGGATGGAATGCCACGGAGCGGAATCGAGTACCGCCCTCGCCCCATCTCCCGAAACGTTGACACGATAGTGTGTTCCACCATCTCGCCGCCCTGGTTCGTCTCGTAGAGGATTTCTGAGGCGTGCCACTGGTCGAATAGCAAGACGGCTATCCGGGCCCATTCACCGGGCGAACCGTGCAAACTGCCGTCTGCCAACAGATACCCGTGACCGTCAACACCGAGGCCCGTAACCGTGATGCCCGCCTCGTCTCCCGCCTTCGAGCACGTCGGGTCTACCGTGACAACCACCCTCCGCATTTCCGGCGCAGTCAACACACGGGCGGCGTCGATCTCCGCGCGTTTCCACAACGCGCCCGGAATGTCTTCGTCATCCTGCGCCAGTATCTCATGGCCGTGCGCTTCCGTAGTCATCTCAGCCGCGATATCCGCCAGCGCTTGTTCGCTGATGTACGGGTTCTCGTGGCTCGTGAAGTGGAACGCGGCCCACCGGCCCGATGTGTCAGCTGCGGCCCGCTTGTACATCTTGGCGGCGTACCGCGGGTCTGTCGCGCGAGACAGCGCGCGCGACTTCCGGCTCGGCGGCGTGTAGATGAACACAGCGTCGCCGTCGTTGTCCAGAAGCATTGGCGCGCCAACGTCTTCCCACGCCGTCTCAGACATCAGCTGCAACTCGTCGAGGATCAACACGTCCGCGTAGTCTCCCCGGAGCGTGTCCGCGTTGAACGCGGTTTTTGCGCGAATGCGTTGGCGCGTACCAGGCCGGGTTATCGTGTGCATCCCTTCGTTTTTGATATACAGTTCCGCTTCGATAGGTTCATGCAACGCGCGTTTCACTTCAAACCAGAACGCATCGACCTGTTCCTGGGTCGGCACCGCGTACAGAACGCGGTGGCCGTCCAGAAATGCTTTCACGGCGAGCACCGCGACCCCAACCGTTTTTCCTCCCCGTCGGCCTGCACGTACCACTTTCCGCTTGGCGGGCGAGTCGATAAATTCCGCCTGCTTCGGATGCGGCTGACGAAGCCGGACCGTGTACACGCGCTCGCCTGCCGGCGGCCGCGTCTCAAGCGCCGCTGACATGTCCGTCCCCAGTCTCATAGACTACCCGTATGACCGCCTCCGCACCGTCTATACCAGTGACCTCATTCCGCATCGTGTCCCGCTGTCCCAGCGTCTGTTTGCCAAGCCAAATCAACATCGTTTTATCGCCTTGCATGGCAAGCGCAAACTGTTTGCGGCGCAAAGACATACGACCTTCCCCTTTGCCTTTTTCAATAAGTGCGGAAATTTCTGGCTGCCCATTTTTCAACTCGCCAAAATGAGCCGGCGTCATATTCAGCGCCCACGCGATTTCCTCTTGGGTACACTGAATCATGGCGAGTTTTTGGACTAGTTCTAAATCAATCGGCTTAGACGGACGGCCTCGCCCGCGCTGCGTAGCAGATACGCCAACGGGCGTATCCGCCGTGACAGGTTTTCGTTTCACGTGGGCCATACGGCCATATTACACGGACGGACGCAGGTTGTCAAGCGCCGTTATTGATCACTCCAGCCCTGACGCGCACAAAGAAGAGCCCGGAATTCTTGTCCTCGATAATGACAATCCATCGCGTAAACGGATTTGCCATACACTTCCAACCCGCCAACGCTTTTCCCCTGAGACCTATTTGTTGTCAACAGCCAATCTCGCAATTTAAGCGGCTGACTGGGCGCACCTTGACTTGGACCAGCAAACAAGTGCATTCCAAACACTTCAGCAAGCACCTTGTTGCGAAGGGAATACTCCGATAACGCTAGTAATACTGGTGCTGACGAAACGCCTCGCATCTTCGCCGGAAACCGACACGCAACCCAAACGAATTCAGGATGACGATCAATGCTTGTAGTCACGTCATCTAGCGGCATAGCCCTGCCACTCTGAAAGTTTATTAAGCTAGTAACGGTTTTCACTGCGCTTTTTGTCAATCCCACTAGCGACTGAGCGAGTTCTGGACAATACGGTAGCAGATCGGGGATACTACGGGGCGTGTTACTGTCAATATACCGTGCCAAGCGCCGTCCCGTTCGTACTCCAACGACTTGAGATATGCCTGTTTTTGATATCGCCAATAACGTATGCATACCATTTACACGATGACCGCGAGAATCAAATTCAACCCTCGCGGTTTCTGGGTCCCAGGTTCCTCTGTTAATATGTGCTATCAAATGACTTAAACGCTGCTTGATACTCCTATCCATCACAGACAACTTCAACCACCTATCCGCAAGGTCTTTATCACAGAGCACGAAAAGAATACGATCTGGCCGCCATTCGGTTCGATCAATACTACTTCCTTCCAAAGCCGTTAACGGATTATCCGGCCTGGTACCTCGTATCATATTCATTTCCTTAACCCTTCCTTTTTCTTTTCTGTTTCCTGCGTGGCCGTGCAAAGCCGCGCCTGTCCCATCCGCTCCGATCCACTCCGTGCTGCGCCCGCGTCGCCGTGCCGTGCCAATCCCGTCCGTGCCGGTCCCGTCCAATCCGTGCCCTTCCTTGCCTGCGTCACCGTGCAAAGCCCATCCTATCCGATCCCGTCCATTCCCCTCCGCTCCATGCCACGCCTGCGTCGCCGTGCAGAGCCCATCCTATCCGATCCGTGCCGAGCCGGGCCTATCCTGCCGCACGCGGCCCGCGCGGTTTTCCTTTCGGCCAACCGCGATGTTTACGGCCAGAAGCTACCACTTCGGATGGAACGCATTCCTCCGCAACCGTTACAACACCGTCTGGCCCGCGCGTTATAATGTCAATCCCCTCCTCTGGAATAGGGGGTGCGCCAACACTTTCGCGGGCCGCCGTGGCCACTACATCAACTCGCAATTGGCCTTGTTGCGCACCGCGACGGCATTTAGGACACTGACACGCCACCGGCTTTCCAGTGCCCGCGCCGCCATCCCGCGAGTACGAACGCGCCGCGCACGGCTGACACAGCGTCTGTCCATTCACTTCGCACACATCACTCGCTCGTTTACACCACGCACAGATTCCCATCATTTGTTGATTCTCCTTTCGATTTCCGGCCAATCCGGGATCCAAAAAACACTCGTGTCATCGAGCGATATGTCACACGGCGGTTTGCCAAAAATCAACGCGTCGAATTCGAGGCCCCATTCCCGTAGCTGGTCAGCGGTTTCACGTTTACGACAGGCCTCAATTGCCGCCGCGTATCCACAATACCGGTTCATATACCGGGCCGTATGCACAACGACGCGATGCCCGGCACGGCGCGCCCGATTCATAACGTCAATCGCGTCCTGGATAGGCTTCGCGCGTTCATACGCGCCGCGCGTGTCCGTGCACAGAACACCGTCGATATCCACAACTATCTCTCTAATCATGTCAACTATTCCTTCGGCCCACTTAGCCATGCCCGAATATCCTTATCGAACCCTTCCACGCTCGCGTCCGTGCCGGGGTGCATTGCCATGCCATTGATCACAGTTTCGCTAGCCGTCACGATGTGGGCGCCAGCCATAAACGCCGAGGAACCATCGCGCGCCGTCCGAATACTCCCCGCGATGATTTCTGAATCCGCCCTATCCTGGTCCAACATGAGTCTCAATTCTCGCACCGCGTCCTCTGGACATTCCGTATCAGGCGTTACGTTCGCCAAATACCTGTCCATCGCACGGCACCAAAACAGGCTGATATATTTCGCGCGCGCACATTGCGCGAGAATCCCCTGTTCAACGCTGAAAATACACGTCGCGTTCACAGCGAGACCGTCTGCCGTCAACTCAGAAATCACGTCCACATACGACACACCGCGGTAAGAAATTGGTATCTTGATAACCGGGCCAAAACACTTTTCCTCAATCAGCACATCGTAAATGTCATGCGCCGCGTCCACCATTGTGCTTTTATCAAGCGTCAGCACTTCGACACTCAAGGTCTCAAACTTGTCCACGTTCGCATGTTCTCGAATCGCATCACATACGCGCCGAAGCCCAGCCTCATAAGATTCCGTCTTTACCGTCTTCGCCATCAGCGACGGGTTCGTCGTTACGCCGGAAATTGGTCCGCGCCCACGGTTCAACACGCGGGCGATCACGTCCGGGTCCGCTGAATCAAGAAACAGTTTCATATCATTCTCCTTTCATTTGTCTACCGTTTCCTCTTTGCTGTTCATGTCATTCTCCTCAGTTCTCCAGCTTACGCATACGATCCAACGTCTCGCGCGCGTCCTGTGTCCGTCCATCTACAATCAAATACGAATCCCGCGCCGAATCCGGCGTGCTCGTTTCGATGATAACACAACCCGATTCGCCAGTAACGCTCTGATGCACCATGCCGCGCGGAATGTTGATCGTATCGCCCGCGCGCAGCGGAACCGCATTGTCACAAGCGCGACCAACGCGGAATATCACAACCACCCCACCTTCGAGCACATAGTAAGATTCGCTTTTGACCAGATGGTATTCCATGCTACCGACGGCCCACGGCGTCATCCGCAGGATTTTCGAGGTGTACGCGCCGGTATCAATCACCGTTGTGATACCACCCCAGTACTTTATTTCTTCCGCCGCCCGCGTGGGTTTTGGAACGTCGCTCTCTCTGAATCCAAATGACATATCACACCATCCTTTCTAGGAAATCCCCTAGTGTTGGCGGGTTCGGCCCGCGCGTCAGACACGCAAGGCCAGCCCATACGTTTGCCATTCTCACCGCCTTATCTACACCCAACGAGTTCCATGTTGCCGCTAACATCGCGATAAACGCATCGCCAGCGCCACAGGTATCTACCGCTCCATCACCTAACTCAATCGCCGCGACGTGCTGCGTGCCTGCATCAGTACACACATCCGCACCGAGCGCGCCGCGTGTCACTACGACCGCCGACCGCGCGCGCAGGACTTGCACGCGCCCTAGCCGGTCAATAACGTCGCGCGCTTCTCTCTCGTTCAACACAAACACGTCCGCGCCCGTGTACCACTCATGGTTGCCCGCGTTCTGGCTCATTTGCGACGCGACAAACAAAGTTTTGTTTTGCACATGACATTCCCCCACAATCCGCTCCGCTAGTGGCCGCGTTAGCAAGCCGTGCCGATAGTCGGCCACGATCACTACATCAGCCTCAGTAATACTATCAGTCAACCGTGCGTCAACGCATCGCTCACGTTCCGCGTCATCAAGAGCGCCTGTCCAATCCTCGTCGATCTGGAGTAGCTTGTATCCGTCCACCCAGTATCGCCGCTTAATCATGCAGCAGTCGCGCGGCGTCGTTAGAAACTTGTGTTGAACACCGAGCGCTTCCAAGTTTCGCACAACAAGAGCCGCGCCGCCGAGCGTTGATTCTCGGCGTTCATACCGGGCGACAATGGTAGGCGTCTCCGCAGATATCCCTGCGGCTGTCGCGTAAATCGCCTCATCGCCTATGGCGTCGCCGACGACCACGATACGGACGCTTGGAAACACCTGTGCAATATCATACCCGTTTGTCATGGTCAACTCCCTTCCTGATTTGCTCAATCACACCCGTCGTACTTCGACCCTCAACCAAGGGAAATAACACGATTCGCACCGCGTCCGGCACGTTATCCCGCTGCCGTACCTGGGCCTCCGTCCATTCACCTCCTTTGACATACACATTCGGACGCACACTAGTCAACAGGGCTGTCGGAGATTGCTCACCAAACACAATCACCTCGTCTACATATCGTAATGATTCAAGCAATAGCCTCCGGTCCCGTTCGTTGTTAATGGGCCGGCACGGCCCCTTGATTGCGCGCACGGATTCGTCGTTATTGATTCCCACCACCAAATACGAACCGAGACATTTCGCGAACTGCAACAGCCGGAGGTGGCCTTCATGCAGAATGTCGTAACAGCCCGTGGCGAGTACCGTTTTTCCGCACGGGTCCGCGTCAACGCGCCGGATGCGTTTTACATGACGACCCGCGCCGAAGTCCGCCGCGAGCCACGCCATTACGATATCCTTTATCTCTAGGAAATGGTTGTACCACGCCCCAAGACATAGGATGTTCGCATCGTTATGCTCACGGGACAGTTCTGCGCCACGTACCGACTGCACCTGAACGGCTCGCGCGCCTACCGTTTTGTTGGCGACAATACACATCCCTGCGCCCGTGCCACAGATTAGGATTCCCCGATCCGCGCCACCTGATACAACGATTTGCGCGACCTGCCGGGCATAGTCCACGTAGTCAACCCGTTCGCCCTTGCGGAACGGGCCGATGTCGATAGTCCGCACGTCCGGCATTGCCGCTAACGCGCTGACCAGAACGCTTTTCGCGGCATACCCATTATGGTCCGATGCCAAAACAATCAGCATTGCCATTCATTTCCTTTCGTTGTTCGTTACCGTGCCTTACCCGTCCGGTCCGGTCCGGTCCTCTCCGTTTCCGTCCGTGCTCACGTTGCCGTGCAAACGCTGCCGTTTCCCGGATATCGCACGCAGCCTCCCCGCGCCAAAATAGGCTGCCCGTTCCCGCGTCACCGTCACCTCAAAATCATCCCAATTAAACAGGGCAGCCGTGAGATTTTCCCTCGCAATCAGCACACGCTTTTTTGTATACATGTTTGCATCTCCAGACCTTGCCAATCCCGTCCGCTCCGCTCCGCGCCTGCCATTCCTATGCGGAAACAGAAAGCGGCAGCAACAACTGTTTCACGCGCCGCGCTTGGTCTTTCTCAGCGCGTTTGACAACCTTGTCCATCGCCGCGAATATCGGAGCCAACTGTTTTAGTTGACTATATTGGCGACGCACCCGCGTCAACTCCGCCAGTGCCTGAGAGAAATATTCCTCTTGCCACGCGGGCGTCCGCAATACGTCCAGAAACTCGCGGTATCCGCCACCCGGCTGCGCGTGGTCTGACGGTAAACTCACAAACACCTTCACCGGATCATCGCACTCCGTGATAACCTGGACATTCACGCGGATGATTTCCCGCGCTTGCCGCAACCGATGCTGATAGGCCGCTACCGTATCATCCCACTCAAACAAATCATGCAAAATATTCTTTTTCGCTTCGGCCCTGCGCAACACGTGTTCAGCGCATAACAACCCATCGTGTTCGCCAGCAATGTCTCTTAATTCCGCCACAATCCGATCTCTGTCTACCGGTTTTTCCTCGCTCATTTCCGTTTCCTTTCGTTGTCGTTTTGGTTCAACCGAACCAGTCCTGTCCTATCCGAATCATACCGTGCCTGCGTCACCGTGCCTTGCCGGTCCCTTCCGATCCGGTCCGCTCCCATCCGTACCTGCGTCGCCGTGCAGAGCCCTGCCTGGCCCCTCCGATCCGATCCGATCCACGCCTGCGTCACCGTGCCTTGCCGGTCCCTTCCGATCCGCTCCGCTCCGCTCCGTACCTGCGTCACCGTGCAGAGCCCTGCCTGGCCCCTCCGATCCCATCCGATCCACGCCTGCGTCACCGTGCCCGGCCCTGCCGCTCCGATCCGATCCATTCCACTCCGTTCCGTGCCTGCGTCACAGTGCAGGGCCTTGCCCATCCGATCCATTCCCGTCCCAGCCAGGCCTGGCCGCGCCTCTCCTATCCCTTCCGCTCCATGCCTGCGTCGCCGTGCAACGCTACAACCACGCGGCCTTGCGAAAAATCACAGAGCGGGCTTTCGCGTCGAAACGATTTTGCACATAAGCCGTCGTTCCGCGAATGCGAAACGTCGCGGTTTTCCATCTCCGCCGTCCATCCTCAATATCATGCAGTTCCGCCCGTAATCGTTTCAACTCCTGTTCGATTTCCATTTCCCGTTTTACCGTATCCATCCGTCACATCCTTTCTAGTTCATCCCTTCTGCCGCACTACTACCCAAGGATATCAAATGTGCCCCAGCCCATCCCGCACGACTTTTTGCTGTCAGGACGCCCCTCGCCAACACCCACCTGTATCCCAGCCCGCATAAGCAGATTTGCGCAATCTTGGAGGGTGAACAGGTCCGCATCGTATCGTACCCGGACGGTTGCCTCCCAACCTGGGTCCCACATCGGACGGGGCCGCAGATCAACCCCGCCCTTTTCAGGCCGCACATACATCTCAGAATAGTGCGGCTCGCCATTAGTGATCTTGACCAGCGGGTACCCGTCTCGCGAAAATCCGTCCGCGACGATGAATATCGCCTGTTTCGCGCGCGTCATCATGAACCCAACCGTTTTACATGCAGATACCATGGCCGCCCGAAACGCTGACGCGGGAATACCCGCCCACCCATCCGTTGACACGTGTTTCGCGTTTTCATATGCCGCCTGGAAATCTTTCGGTTCCCTCTTCTTGCCCTTTTTGCCGGTGCTGCCTGCCTCCTGCGTCGCGCGAATCTCGTTCCGCGCTTTCTCCGGGAATGCGTTCTGCACAAACGGCGCATTGCCCCGGATGTTGAACTCGGCCACTTTGAAGTTCGGTGCGCCGATCACCAGATTCACATTCAACTGGTTCATTGTTTTCTCGCCTGACTCGTTTTTCTTACCCATGTTCGTCTCCTTCTGTTTTTCGTTTCCCAGGATATCTCGTCAACCACGCTCTAACTCCTATCACGGCAAGACCATCGTCTATGCTGAAAACTTCGTATGCCGGGGAACCCCTCCATTCCGCGAAGAACCGCTTCTGCGCTTCTGTTTTAGTCCTATGAGACGGCGGCTTGCTACCGTCCTTGATCTCGATTTTGTAATCCACTCCGTGAAACCCTACGAGCAAATCCGTCGGCGCGTGCAACACAATCACAGACGCGCCAGCCGCCCGGAGCGCATCAACAATCGCCTGCTGATTAGCGTCCTTCCGCCGCGCATATTTTGGAATAACCGTCATGACAACCTCCTAACCCGCAGCCCCTATTTCCGAGATAAACGCCTGAACGGCATTCTCCGCGCCGCGCCGCACCCCATCCGCGCAGATACCAGCGCCCTCGTCAATACTCACATAACCGAAAAATGTGTAAGGCGCTGAAACATGCCGTATTCCCGCCCCCCATCGCCACGTATTATCACGCTCACTGTGATAATACCATGCCTCAATACACACATTCCCACTTGTGGCAAACACCGCCTCAAAACTCTCCGGGCGGGTTTCCTTCCACGTTACATCCGTTTTCATGTCGTTCGCTCCTTTCATTTTCAGACCAACGCATTCAATCTCCTCAAAATGGCACGCCTTCGCGCATACAACGATGACAAATGTCTATCTCCATTGCTTATCTCCTCAGCGACGGGCCGCCCATTTGAAGCACGTCGATTGGTAACAACCGCTCCATCATCGCACCGCCAACTGCCGGATTGTCAGATCGCAGTTCTCGGATACGTTCCGCAAACCGTGCGCCGGTGGAGTTCGCGGTAACAAGTGTTTTCATTTTTGCCCGGTATCGGTAGTCTAGGAGATCGCGGAGGAGATCAATTCCTGACGCGCACCACGCAGGCGTATCCAGATCGTCTAGGAGCAGCACCTGTACCCGCCGATACGGAATCATCATTTCCGCGGCCTTGAACTGCGGCCCAGCCCGGTTAATCTCCACGGCGGATATTGCGGCAGCGGTTATCCCCTGGACAAGCACGCCAGAAATGACGCACTCGCACAGATAGGTTTTGCCAGTTCCCTTCGGGCCGCACACCCATAAATTCGGCGAGGAAAACGTCCACACCCGGCCCTGCGCCCATGCGTCGATATTTTGCCGCTCGTACTCCCGGTTGCTTTCGGCGAAGGTATGGGCCAGAGCCTCGCGCGAAAACAACCCCTTATCCACAGTATCACGTAACATGCGCTCCACCGAACGGGCATGTGAACGTTCAGCTCCCGCGTGCTCACGGGCAACCGCACAGACAGCACACCGGTGACCCAAACGCAATACGTCGCGGCAGACAGGCTCGCGGGCGGCCCGTTCCAGCATCGTTGCCGCTTGCTCAGGGGAATAGTTTACCCGCCGTCCGCAATCCACGCACGGCTCAATCATGTTTGCCAGTTCAATCTGTTCCGCAGTCTGTTCCATTTTGTCCCCATCAGAAGGTCACCGGGTCGCCGACGTACACGCCGTCGGCCTCACCCAGGGGCTTGGCCTTCCCGTTCCCATCATATCGCCCCTCCAAAATACGCAGCACGGTGTCGGGCCGCAGAAACCAATCAACATTTGCCAACCACCCGCGCGGCCCTTGCCCTCGGCAGAATGGCGCGTCCTTGATTTTAGACAACGCGGCCTCCCAGCCCCCGCTAAACGTTAGGTCATTCATTCGCGCGCGAAACGCCCGTAACCGTTTCGCTGTCATCTCGCGCGCCGTTGACCAGCCCTGAGAAGACGCTACCTCATTCCATGTTTTCAGAAACGACGCAGGTCCAAGTTTGGGCTCGACGCCTGGCAGGTCAACGGGTTCCGTTGACAAGTGTTGTGTCTTCACAACACTAATATCTTCTTCTGTCTCTGTCTCTGTCTCTGTCTCTGTCTTAGTGCAAGCATCTGCTAGCAAGCGCAAGCATTTGCTAGCATCAACCAGAAAGCCTGTACGAATAAGTTCTGTAAAGTCAACAGGGCTGCGGAGATGCGCCATTTCCTTGATGTATTCTGGTTTGTTCGGAACACGTCCCTCGTTTCTCGATGCCACCATCATGCACACAACTGCTAGTAGTTTGCTAGCATCTGCTAGCATCACCCATTCCTCGGACATCAGGGTTGTATAATGGAGCTTGATCCAGGGCGGATTCCGTTTTGTATAGTGCTGATATTCGCGCCATTTAGGAATGTAAAACCATTCAATCATAACCTGCCTCCTAGAAATGAATCAGCCCGGCAAGCTGGACAACGAAGGATGTTGCGGTGAGAACCGAAACGTTCGTTACTTGCCGGGCTGAAGGTTAGATTCATGGTTGCATCCTATCGTTGTCCTTTTTCATCTTACACCTATCGGCGCGGAATGTCAATCACTTTGTTTGTGCGTTGTCAAAAACGCATAGGCAGCCGCCTTGACACCTTCTCTCTCAATAACATTCCCAATACTTAATGGTCCGAGTGCGTCAGAAATGCTAAACGGTTCGTCGTACACTTTGACACCCAGCACCTTGACAACGATGCGCGAGCCAGTGCCGTCTAGAGGCACGTCCGCATACACTTCACTCTGAAGCTTAACCTTCATTTTGACAGATCCTCTCTCATGGCCCATTCGGGCTGTGTCCGGGCTGTATTCCAACCCCAACGGGTCCTCGTCTCGCGCGACAACCGGCGAGCCGCTGCGAATGACGCGGTAGCCTGGGCGTACTGCCTCGCATTCAACTGAAGCACACGGCGCCGCGTGCCGTCCTGATACTCGACGACAGCCTCGTACACCGTGCGCGCGCCTACTGCGTACGCGAAACTACGCACACGCCACGGCTCGCGCACTAGCCGTTGAATCACCGTTCGTTCGATGACTTTCATTTGCCGCTCCTGTTTGTTTGGGTTGTTATAGGTCCGCTAGCTGCGCCAAACCGTGTTTTTCCTGTTATGGCTACTAGCCACCCGCGTGCATCGCGTACCACCGTCACGGTCATTCCGCGCCACCGATATAGCGCCGCCGTCATGCCGACCGGCATTGGTTTCTGATTCATGTTTTTCCTTTCTTCGCACGTCCAGTCGCCGACAGTTCGCGCCGAAGCAGGTCCAGAAGCGCCTCTTGTTCCGTTGCCGTCAACGTGGTCCACAAGCGCCCCTGCGTGTAGGGAAAACAAAACGAATCAAAATGGTCACCGCCCCATCCCAGATGTGAGACAACGGTCAGTATTTCGTCGTAGAGTTTTTTCGCGCGCGGCGAAGCGGGCCGTTCTGGCCCGCCCTCAAAAGGGAGCGGGTCTTCCCCCTCGCCCGCGTTATCCGCATCCGCGACAACTTCGCCGCTCCGTTGCTTCCACTCTTTCGACTCGTGGATCAAATCCAGAACCCAATCGGGCGTCCCGTCCGGTATCGCTGTACTATCCTCAAACGAGAACGAACGCAGCGGGTTCTCCGCTGTTCGTTTTGGAATACTCTTAAATAGCGGCATGACATGCCCAACGTTGGCGTAAATGCGTCCATCTTTTCCCGGC